CCTCCAGTGGCATTACCCACCTTCAACGGTACTATGGAACTATCCGACTACCTATATTTCTTTTGTCTCTCTTTCTTTTATTGACAAGACATACTCTGCTCCTTTTTTCTAAAGCTGAGAAAATATAGTTTCTCTCCAGTTGACGTACAATCCTTGTATTACATGAACAGGTCCTTCCGACGCCGCGGAGCTGTGTGAAATCTCACCTTAACGATAAACCCACATGTTGCCTTCCCCTCAGACCACAGAGTCGGCACTCCGATTTATGGTATTTCGGCGCTCAATTGCTGTCCCTGCAACCTTGCTGTCTACGCTTAGCCCATTACATTACTGTAATTTTATTATGTTAAGAAGTGTAAGGAAATGGCTTAAATGCTTGATTTGTTCAGTGTTCAGTTGGTGTAGAACGGTACAAAAAGATAATATTTAGTAACAAATTAGTAACAAATTACTTAAAAGGCAGAGGGGTCAAATCTCTGCCTTTTTTTTGTTTATCGTTTTGTGTAATCCAGGCTGATCCAGCCGGCACCAGACTTAAGTTTGCCCCATTTACTAGCTCCTTTACCAGATGCTTCTGCTACGATTGTGTATGATCCCTTATCTTTGATACATCCCACAACTGCGCTATCAGTTGTCGGCTCTTTGCGAATATTTAGAGCCGGATCTGTAATCTTCACCATGTATGGCTCGAAGCTTTGTTCTGATCCCTTGTCTAACTTGAATCCCTCAATGATGCCTTTTACAATAGCTTCTGCAATCTGCTTTTTCTTACTCTGGTACCACTGTACATCGTCTTTATCAGAAATGAAGCAAGTTTCCAATACCGCGTGACTCACCGCCTGTCTACGGCAAGTCTCTTGCACCAGCAAACCGTTTGCCCACTGTCGCTGTGCTACTACTACACCATCCCAAGCTTTTCTACTACTCAGCGCATACAGATTGGATAATATTGCATCCTCTACACTGTGCCCGGTTTCCGACTGGCTGATATACATCATGCTGCCCTTAATATTTCCATCACCTACAGTATCTGTGGTTGCGGATGCATTAAAATGCACTTCTAGGACATAATTATATGGTGTAAAATCAAAAGTACCACCATGTTTGAAATAGCTATAGTGGTTGCGATCTGACGCAACATCGCATGACACACCAGCCTGATCAGCTGCAACTTTGATTAGATCACGCAATTCTCTTGTGAGGTTTGCTTCCTGGTATCCACAACCACACGCGCCAGGATCCCAGGAACCATCTGTATTTTTTCCATGTCCAGCTATCACCAATAATCGAAAACTCATTTTGCTTTTTTCCTTTCTGCCAAAATAGAAGTGTCCCCACTTCTCACTTATCGAGTCACTTCCAAGATACTCATAGTTTGCGTATAAGCTTGCAAGCTTTTCTTTATCTGGATTTCCGTGCCCATCCGAGTATTTTGTAAAGCTTCTAAATTGCAAAATTTTTGCATCTGGAAATCTTCGCTTGCCCAGCTCAAATACATCTGTAGCAGCTTTTAAGCACTCATAATCATACTGATCTGTTGGTGTAGTAAATGCAGATTTTAAGCATGTATCTAAATTATTTTTAAAATCAGGCAAAAGATCATGGATACACTGAGCAATTGCCAGCAATGCAGCTGCATTCTTTGCGGAAAAAATCCCACCCTCAGCATAAATCACTTTTGCAATTTTAATCAATTCCGTCTCCGTCATTTCCTTCACCTCGTTTCTTTAGTACTTCGATAGCACTAGTTATTACAGCTGGAATGGGTACCCCCATCAATCCGGCATTCTCCACAATGGAAATCGTTTCATTTGCAATAAATGCAATTACTACTGCATCTCGGATAAAATTCGAGCCAATCACCAAATCAAGCCTACACGCAACTAATACGATTAGCAGCGTTACACCTTTTCGACATAATCCTTTCCATCCAGCTAAGGATTCTAAAGTACCATTTTCTGTTTTTTGGCTTTTATGGAATACCCCGGCTACTATTAAGCCAGTAATGTAATCAATTCCCATAAAACTAATTAGTGTAATCAGTGCTGCATCCCAACCGCCAAACAATGATGCAATGAAGCTTCCGATCAATCCAATACTGGTGCAAATACCTTCTTTCATAGTTTACCTTCTTTCTTGAACAAAATAAAAACCCTCATACAACCGCCTACAAGCCTTGTATAAGGGTTTCTATCATTTACTTGATAAAATATAGCTGATGTATTTACTCAGCTAATTCAGGGCAATCAAGGTCTGTAAGGACTTCTCTTACCTTGTCTTTGATCTTGTCTGGTACTTCTGCAAAAGTCTTTTTCCCCTTAATAATTAAAGTCGCATAAATAACTGCCATAAAATATACATCCTTTCTAAATAAAATTTTTATCAGCCATCCAAGCATTACTCATTACCATCCAGGATTGCCTGAACTGCATCTTTTAACTTTTCTGGCACATCATCAATTGTTTTAATACCTTTACGGATCAGATCTGCATAAATCTTAGCCATGCCTTACCTACCTTTCTTATACCATTAGTTCATACACTTCACACAGAGCAACCTGAGTATCAGTAAGCTGTGCTTCTAATGATGAATTTTTTTCATTGAGCTTTTCAATGTATTCATCTTTATCATACTGTACCAGATTATACTCATAGCCATTGAATCCTGGTTGCTCATCAGTGCCATTTTCTGTGATCTGCTTGATATCTGATGCAATCCAAACGCTAAATTCATCAATTTCAACCGCTTTAGGCTGCACACAGCTTTTCACTGTTCCATGATTTTTCATTGATTTTTCCACCTTTCTTTTTTGCTTTTATATGTACCTGGTAATAATGATCCGCATATGGAAGTAGTGGATCAATGTATTTTTCGCATAATCTGTGGCTATTACAATACTTTAACCACCCCTGATAAGAATTGATTGCACACCACTCTGAATAATTCATTTCTTTACCAGATTCTACCTTGATTTTGATTGCACTCATCTTTTTCTTCAATTCTACTGCTGTGGATTTACGTAACAAGGTATAAGTTTTAAAAATCCGATATCCTACAAAATCAACACCACGAATAAATGTTGGAAATATTTGATAGTTATTTTTAATTCTTAAATTTAAGTTTGTGCGTAAATACTCTTCCATCAACATCAGGATCTGGTGCAACTCTTCTTTACTGGATGCAAATACACAGATATCATCCATGTATCTATAGTAATGTTTAACGTGAAGAACTTCCTTCATGTAATGATCAAAGTCTGATAAAAAGAAATTACCATCGTACTGCGAAAAATAATTACCTATCGGAATGCCAACACCCTCAATAAATTCTTCACCATTTATGGTGATGGTATTGATTGGCTTTCCTTGTAAAGCGTAAAACCCTATGTTTTCATCTGTTGCCGGACAAGTGCTGATACTATCAATAATTTCATCTATTAACTCTAGTAGCCATGGATCTTTATATTTCTGTCTGTATTTTGCCTTCAAGATATCATGATCTATACTGGGATAGAACTTCTTACAATCAATCTTGCAGCAAAACTCCATTTCTTCCGGCACTGTATCAATTTCTTTTCTTAACTTTCTGAATGCTGCATGTATACCCTTGTTTGGTATGGCAGAATAAGTATCATCCGTAAAATATGATAATAATTGTGGTTCGATCACTTGAAGTATTGCCCATTGAGCAATGCGATCTGGAAAGAACGGAAGCTTATAAATTTCACGAACTTTCTTTCCTTCTTTGCGTAAGAAAGTTTCATATTCTGAAGTATGATAGTTATGATTTAACATCATTTCTTGAAGTAATCCCAAATAATACCAGGGATTCTTTTCAATTTCTTTTACTTCTTTATACCAACCTTTACCTTTCTTTGCGTTTTTGTATGCCTGGTAAAGATTATCCATTGATACAATTTTTTCAAACAAATGTCCATAGCGTTTCACAGCGTTACCTTTGTATGCACTAAAGCCGATTCTTCAACCCATTTTTTTATAAAATAGTTTACCAAAACAGCTTTATTATTTTTTGAATGTTTTGCCCAGTGGCATGGTGAACAAAATGCAGTTCCTGAACGGGTATAGTCTAGCTATATCCTTTTTTTATAAAAAGAGAACACCCACCTAGATAGATGGGTGTTTTTAGTGCATGTACTAACTGCCTGGAGATATTACGATTCCGATTACCTGACGAATTATTCAGATTCAGATAAAAGACACTGGTATTCGTGCCATTATTCCAATTCGTGCCTGATTTAGCTACATGCTAAAAAAGTTTTTGAAATTTTTTCTCACGATATTTTTTAGTCTTTTAAATAATTCGTAAGCATATTTTATTCACCTAAATCAATCTAAATTCTAGTTACTTTAAGCAGCTTCATCAAGTTCCTTCTTTCTGGATGGAATATACACCAACCGCCCGGAGATACCACGATACCGACCACCCGACGAACTACGCAGACTCAGACAAAAGACACCGGCACCCGCGCCACCATTCCAACCCGCGCCCGACCCAGCCACATGCCAACCAGGATTGATATTCTGAACGCAATCACCAACCGGTACAGAAGAGTTACCTTTTCCTTCTACACCGACAAACAACCAATCATAAGCTTCAGAGTAGCCAAATGCGCTAATGTATGACCAACCGACATAAGGAATACGAATACCAGTATCTTCATATGGTGCAGCACCAGTATCATCCTTAAAATCATGATCAGCAGCGTATAAGATGCCAACCTGTCCATCATCAGCAGCAAATGTTGACGGATTTTTGAGATTCAAGCCATCTTCCCACTTCCAAATGTTACCCCACAGATTTTCCTCACCACGATAAGTTACTACATTGCAGTCATTTCCATTAGTAACTGATCCGGAAGTATTACCCAAGTTTGCAGTTGCACCAGTAAGCTCAGACATATTAGTTTTGTTATCATCGGTTTTACCTACGACACCATTACCAACATTATTCTGACAATTAAAATTGCCATATTCAATCAACATCAAAAGCTGAGTACCAGCAAGAGTTGCTGCATACATCTGTTCCCAACCGTGTCCGCGATTCTGTGCAAGCTTTCTGGTATTACCTCTTGTAAGATTCTGTGTAAGTCCGGATGCCGGCTTTGCATTTGCGATACTGGAAAGCATATCACTAGCAAAGTCTGCAACCTGGGCATCATCCAAAATGTATGCAGATGCTGATTTATCCCACAATGAGCCTTCATAAGCAGACTTGTAGATGTAATCGTTTTCCTTCCCATTAGCGATAAACTGCGGATGGACCTTGAAGCCAGTCTTTGGTGTATCAGAAATGTAATAGCGTACTTTTCTGGTTTTCCACCCCTGATCAGCAGTATCAGAGGTACGTTCCAGTACCATCGGGACAACCTTATAGTAGAACTTTGGCTGCTCAACCATAACCTGGACTTTTGTACCAACCGGATAAGTAGTATCACCCACGGTTGCTACCTGAGTGAGAACACCAGATGAACTAAATGCTGGATCACCCTGATAGGCAACTACTACACCATCATCTGTGAGATTGCAACGCTTTCTGCCACCCATTGCACGAACCTTGTCAAATGGTGTACCACCAGCCATACCAACTGCACCAGCAAGTCTTGTGAATTTCTTATTGGCGAAATCTACTTCTACACCATAGATATCAGAATCCGTATAACCTACATATGCGCGAAGATCAGCAATTTCTGCTTCCAGATCCTGAATATCTTCAACAGTTGCATATGCTCCGGAATATACTGCCAAGGATACATTATCGCTATTTCCTACTGTGGTATACAACTGGATATATGCACTTGATACCGTAACACCATTGTAAGCCGGCATATAGCATAGACCAGAAGTTTCCACACACACTGCATAGAGAATTTCACCAAGATCAGGATCTTTTGCGTATAATCCTAAACAACGTAAATAATAGCCGGCAGTTAACTTTTCATTTGTAAATGCCGTTTCCACACGGACGCTGGTTCCGTTAGAAATAGTTACTTTGGTGACATTATTGGACTGCTGCACATTTTCCAGTGCCAATAAACCTTCCAGCGCACTTTCTGCATACACCTTTGAGGATGTACTTACTTTTGTGAACTGGATGTTACTTGCACCAGCCATGATTTTCGCAACCAAAGACTGTCCACGTTTTGTGAGATAAAGTTTTGAAAATTCAGCCATTTTTGAAATTTTCCTTTCTGTTTTTTTATATCTTAATGATATCAGTGTAAGTAACACCTGATGCAGCATTCACACCACTGCTTACTTCTGATTTCTCATTAAAATCTTGTGTAATTTGGATTTTTGCGGTATCCGAAGGATAGCCAATGAATCTGTAAGCCGGATCTGCTTTTAGTGTATCACTCCAATCTTGCGTTAGCACTAGATCAACATGGGTTGCTATTCTTCCACTAAAATGGGAATTGCTTTTCACCGTGATTGAAATTTCATTTTTGGAGTTGATAACCAAATTCATAGGCAAGATTCCTTGAAATAAATTATTTAATTCATCCACTTGTCCCACATTTTCTAGTTGTGTGACAATAAATAAATCATAATTCTTTTTAAAATCCCCACTTACCACATAAGATGTATTTCCACACAAAACTTTTAATTTTTGCAGAAAAGTTCGCATTGTGTAGGGTACCAGATTAACCCACTGAACTTGAACTCTGGATCTTCTGGATTCAAGATTATCATCTTCTGTGGGGCGAATCCCTAGAATTTTTTCGTACCGACTTATACCATAATCATCTGCGGTGCAGATGAAATGATTATATAGTACCTTATCCACTGCATTCCACACCAATAAAAACTCCGGATTCTCAGCAGCAAGAGCTGCAACTTGTTCCTTGTATTCTTGTAAGTATGGGGGAAGGTATGATACTAGATCTACCTCTCTAATCATGTACTCACACCCCCAAACACTGGAATCTGATACTTACTTAGTATCAGATTGTTGGCATTACCATTGATCAGAGTATTTTCAATATCAACCACCCCTTCAAGTGCTAAAATCGCAGATTCAAGTTGTGCCACTCGAACTACAATGTAATCATTTGATTCCCAGGCTTTACGGAGTGATAATAGATAATCGGATACTGCTGCATTTACAGTTTCTTTCATATCCTGCCAGATATATCCAGCATTAAAAGATATATTAGTTTTAATCTGTACTGTAACCGGATCTGCACTGTGTACGGTTACAACATGTCCGATTGGTGCAAGTCCATAGCCCTCACCTGCATTTTCTTCTGGATCCAACATTTGCTGCACTGTATCCACCAAGCCGCCAGGGGAGCTACTGGCTTCCCCATAGTCACTCGCATTTGTGATGGTAATTAAAATCGTACCACCCACAGTAAGCATTTTTTGACTTGCTGCTGTGTATACAGTATCTAACCATTTCTTCACATCAGCTGGAAGGGACTCTTGCTGCTTAACCCAATCTTGAACCAATTTATTAGGAATCATTTCAGCTGGTTTAAGATTCCCATTCCATACTCTTTCCAGTTTCACACCACCAACACCCTGAACAGAGTGAACTTTATTCAGATAATCCGCACGATTTCCACCAAATGCAAATTCACCAAAGCTATCAAAATAACGCTTTCGTAAAGCTTCAGTATCTTCTTCATCCTCACCTGGTACTAATACTTCTGTAAGTGTAGCGGTTTCCAGATTTTGTATATACTCCATGGGGATCATTGTTCCCATATGTTGATTACCCACTTCACCCAGGCTCTCACACTGGACTCTATAAGTACCAGCATTCTCATCAATCGCACTGATTACCACATAATTCAGATCATCAACATTGAATCGCTGCCCCACCAAAGCACTTACCTTAATGGTAGTTGGAGTAAAGTTACCCTGAAGGACTGCATTGGTTGCTGATTTTGGTGTTATACCTCGATCCTTGCATAGCAAAATTAAAAATTCCCTTGCAGCTGTATCCCCATAGCCATTATTGATCACTGAATCAAGTTCAATATATAGATTTTGAAGTTCAATTGCAGTCGGTGAATGTGTATCATATATTACTGATCCTTCACGCTTATCAAGAGTATCAGGAACTCTAGCAAGCATTCGATCAAGTATCACATCATAATTTGTATCTTCATACATCAAAAATTCACCGTCCTTTCTGTCTGAATTTCGCCATAAATGGTATGAACTACAAATGATACATGGACTACACCTTTTTGAGAAAGATCAAAAGTAAAATCATCTACACTATCAATTCGATCATCCCACACCAAAGCTTCTGTAATCCTTCGCTGTAGCTCAGGACATACCCATGAAACCGGTTCACCATATAAATCCATAGTTTCAATCCCATAATTCCAAGAGTACATAGGATATACATATCTTTCTGTATTCAGAATTTTGAATACTACCTGTTTCATGGCTTCCAGGTCATCCGTAAACCCTCGTGTTGTCGTCCCCTCTAAATCCATTTTATATGTTTTGGTTGGTTGTCTTGCTACTTCTAAATCAGCGGTTAAAAAACCGCTGGTTGATGGAATCATGTACCGATCCTGTCCATTACTACAAATTTTTGTCCCCCCTGCACTCTTGCCAGAATTACTTTATCACCGACAACCAACCCATTATGATAAGTGATATAGCATTCTGCACGATTGATAGTTTGTCCCTGATCAGTCATCCACCCATCAGTAGAATACATAGAGATTTTTTCTTTAAAGTTTGTTACGTTACGGGAAAGAACTAACTGTTTCTCACTTAATGTCATTTTTTGTTCTACATTGATTTTAAGTGGGGATATACTAGTAACTTTTCCAAACATGATGTTACACGGTTTTGAAGCTGCCACAGCATCTAATGCCGTTTTTTTCAAGAGTTTTACCAGCTCAGTTGCATCAGGCAACAAATTCACCCCCTCGTAATGTCAAGTCCATCCAATGCTCTGATTCTTTGTAAGTATGTGTGCATTTTTCAACTAGCATGAAATTTTTTAAATTTACATCGCCTAATGATAAATTCACTACTATCAAAGATCCGGCACGAACTCGATTATCACCAAAAACATTTGTCAGTTTTAAGTTCCTGGTTTTTTTGTTGTAAAGTTTCAAAAGTGCATCAGCCTTTGCTTGCCCATTTTCACCTTTTTGCAAGGTATCAAAGTATTGCAGCATACCCCATTTATTGATGTTTTCACCAGATTGTGCAATATATACGTCTCTGGTTCCCGTCTCATCATTATCATAGGTTAGCTTTATTTTGTTGTATGTATCAGTATCTATGGATGATTTATAATCAAAATTTTCAGCCGATGCCTCATCAATCATCAAAAATTCATTACCAGTTCCTACACGCATATTTTCAAGTGATTTTAGCGTTAGCTTGCCAAAATCATCGTATAGTACAAACATTTTTCCAGTATTTGTGAGTGTAAGATCTAAGGCATTTCCAACCATATCAAATAGGGATGTATTTTCTTCCACCCTGGATCCAATCACATATCCGGTATTTTCCATAGCACCCATATTTAAGTTAAAATCAGCCCCCAGCATCTGGATGAACTGGGTGGCTGTTTTTCCCTCATACACTTTTGTATCTTTATTTTGCAGATATCGCAGCTGATCATATGCCGTTATAGTGATAATTTGATCTTTTTGCCTGGATTGAGTAAAAATGAATCCATAAAAAATTTTATCCTCTCCATCTTTCAACCTCACAGCACATCCTTCTGTGAAGTTCATGATATCATCTTTCAATACCTTGAAAGTGAGCTTTCCAGGTGTCCCACTTCTTTGAGTTACCCACTCAATACCTTCTTCAACTGCCGGCTGATAGATTTGCGATCCATTCTCATTTGCAACTAAAAGCTCTATCAAACAGCTCACCCCCTATATAGCCGGAATCACTAAAACTTCACCCACATATATTAAGTTTGGACTTCTTCCCTTGAATACGTTTGGGTTTGCGTTATAGATTACCGGATACTTCGCACCACTTCCGTAAAACTTTCTAGCAATCGCCCAAAGGCAATCACCCTTTACTACGGTATAAGTACGATTGTTATTTGTCGGTGCTGGAGAATTTTCTGTGCTTCTCGGTGTTTCTGGTGCAGCTTTCGGCTTTTCATTGTTAGGAATTGTGATTTTTACTGTTTTTGTACCATATTCTTTCCACTGCTTCAAACTGATGGTTACTTTGCAGTCAAATCCCTCTTCCACACTTTCTTCAATTTTATAATCTTCCAAAGAAACCTTCATGTTTGTATCATATATGGCTTTCCCATTTGGAAAAGCTCTGGTGATGATAAATTGAAAAGGCAACTTTGAATTTTTCAAATCTTCCAAGTAGATTAAAAAGTAAGATGCCCCTTGAAATCCATCTTTATAAATTCCAAAGGGATATCTTACATTTGGGATCATACAAGTAAATTCAATATCTGTGAGTCCAGCTTTTTTTAAAATGTTAACCTCACCTTCATTGATGAGGTTAACCGTTTTGTTATTTTCGTTTATGGTTGTAGTCACCTTCTCAGGGGTGACTGGAAGTAGACATTTTTTCAAGTAAAACATGTATGCCATTATTCATGCACCCCCTCAGTAATTTCATCTACTGCTTCATTTACTGCATCCGTCAGACCATCAACAATACCATCCAGATCCATATCTGATGAGATATTGTTATTATTGGTTTGCTCAATGTGTACTTCTGCCACAGTGTATCTATTGATTGCTTCTTGCTCTGCTATATCGCGCAAATACTTCAAATCCTCATTTGTTACATCTAAGGCATCTTTAATATCTGATGTATTATCTGCGATATTTCCTACACCATCACCCACACCAGAATTATCAATACCGTCTGTGATACCACTTCCAATGTTATAATCAAGATCTGGCAATGTTGCACCGCTAAACAGATCCGAAGAATCAAAATTGGAAACTTTATCTTCAATACCCTGTCCAAATTTATACCCAGCTTGTGCTGCATCCGACAAATTGATAAAGTCCATGGTTGGTGCTTCCCAGTAATTTTCTGGTTTCGTACCCAGCCATTCATTCATAGCAGCACTTGCATTATTTAACCAATTTTCAGCATCAGATACTGCATCAGCTCCGATAGCCTTACCTTCTTCAAAAGCATCATTGATATCTTTTGTTTCCCATTTATCCCACGGTGCCACCCATTCTTCCGGTTGATCACCAAGCCAATCTTGCAAATTAGATTTGGCATCTTCAAGGGATGTAATGGAGTTTGAAACAAATTCATCAGCTTTTGCTTGTCCTTCTGAAAAGGCTTCTGATAGATCCTTAGTCTCCCACTTTTCCCAAGGGGACTCCCAAGTCTCCGGTTCACCACCTAACCAACTTTGCAGATCATCTTGCATTCCTTGCAGCGCACTGGCACCAAAATCAAGATTAACCTCAGACATTTCTCCAAGGTGTCCAATATTCACACCAGGGATCATGTTGACAGTATCTATTACACTATTAAGTCCAGACAGTGCCATATTTACTCCACCAATGATTCCATTGATTACACTGGATACCAATCTACCCATAGTGGATAGAATTGATTCTGCAACCTTTAAAACAAGGGTACCGATTGCCACAAAAGCTTCTTTGATGGCATAGGTTCCACTTTGCCACAAATTAACTATACTGGTAACAAAATCAATAAATGCATTTACGATATAAGCAATCACATTGTAAGCAGCTGCTTTAAATACATACCAAATACCAATGATTGTACCAATTGTACTTGTATTGTTTTGCAAGCAACTGATGAGAAAATCTAAAAATAGAGTACCTAAAGCAACAATAGCCGACTTAATTTCATAGATTCCAAGATTCCATCCGTTTACAACCGCTGTGATAGCATCTATTCCAAAATTAACAATGGTTGCAAATACATTTTGCGCACCTTGTCCAAAAGCATAAAACAAACCAACAATTAAGCCAACTGCGGTTTGCATACCACTGACTAGCGATAATGCAAACTGGATAAAAGCTTGTCCCACATTAACTACAAATGCTTTCGCTGCGTATTCTGGATTTGTCCACACGTTAACTAAAAATTCAACGACTGCTGCGACAATGTTCCAGATTAGCGCAAATACGTTATAAATCAATGCACCTAATGTGGCAAATGCACCTGCTATGATTCCAGTTGCTGATATACTGGTACCTGCAAGAGTATTAACTGCCCCTACAGCTGCGTAAAACACCGCTATAAGCGCAATTATAAGTGCAATCACCCAAACTAACGGACACGCATATAAAGCACCGTTATAGCCCATCTGTGCAGCTGTGGCTGCCATTGTTGATCCCGTAAGTGCTGCGGTGATACCAATTTTTGCAGACATTGCAACCGCATGAATTGCAGTAGCAGCTGCGGATGCTATTTCCATGCCTTTTATAATCGCAAGGTATGCTGCATATACTGCCAGTGCAGCAACTACACCGTACACAATTGGGCTGATAATCGCCCAATTATTGCTTACAAAAGTTCCAACTTGCCCAACTAGATCAAAAATGTTTAAAACAATATTTGCAACGGATGCCATTGCATTGATAGCACCGTTTACAAAAGCCTGAAAACCATCACTATTTGCAAATTGATTCAACCTTTGAAGTACTGGTTGGAAAGCCATCAAAGCTGTATTCTGGAAAGCCGTCCATATCTGATTCCATGTTTTAGGCATGGACTCAAATTTTGCATTGATATCATCAGAAGCTGCGAAAATGGCTGCTTTTACAACTCCAGCAGATAGTTCACTTTCTGATGCCATTTCTCGGATCTGTCCGATGGGAACATCTAAGTAATCTGCAATTGCCTGGATTAGATTTGGTGCTTGCTCAAAAATGCTGTTCAGCTCATCACCGCGAAGGACTCCAGAACCAAGTGCCTGAGATAACTGCAACATGGCATTTGATGCTTCTTGTGTGGATGCACCAGCTATAGTCATTTGCTTCTGTACCAGATTCGCAAAAGCCACCACTTCTGCTGAGCTGGAAAACGCATCTTTTGCGTTATTTCCAAATCTGGCTACAACATCAGCCATATCAGAGAATGATCCTCTTGCATCTTGTGATGCAGCATATACCATCTTTACAAGATCATCAGTACTTTGCAGCCCATCATTCATCATATCCAGTCGTGATGTTGTGAGTGTGAGCTGATCCGATATATCCAGAGCCTTTCCCACTGATTGCACACTGATATAAGCTGCTACTGCACCTTTGATTGTATTAGTGAGTTTATCAGCTTGAGATATACCCTCTTGAACGGTACGATTGAATTGCCCCTGTTCGGTGGTATTATCTCTGATGTATCTTTCAGTATTTCCGACTGTTTGAGACAATCGCAAATATGCTGCATTTGCTGCGGATACATCCATATCCTGCAATGCCTGATTCAGATCATTTTGTGCATCTATCGCTGCATCAAGTTGTGATCTTAACTGTTCAAGTTCTGCATTTGCTTCATCCGTTCCAAAATTTAACGGATTATTTTCAATCTGCTGGATTCTCTCAGTTATCCAACTTAATCTTCCTCCCAAATTAGCAATATCTTGTGTTGCGTTATCTGGTAAGATTTCAAGCTGGGATGCCGTCTGTTCAATACGTTCTTGTGCGGTGTTCAATCTGTTCAGTGCTGTAGTTGTCGCCTGAACCTCACTCTGAAAACGCTCAATTCCAGTTGATGTAAAAACTTCACTTCCACTTTTCCATCCTTCCCACTGGATAGGTATTACAATAGGTGGTTGATCTGGATCCACTAGTGGATCAGGCACATCAGCATTGATAGGTATATCTACCGGTGATATATCCAAGTTGGATATACTTTGCAGCTGTGCGTTTAACTCTCGCTGTTCTTGCAAAGTACGATTGATAGCCCCATTCAGCTGATCAAGTTGAAGTAATGTTGCTTCTGCCCCTAAATCCATTGGATTCTCTCGCAAATAATTCAGTGCTGCTTGCATCCTTTGGATTTCTGAGTTTACATTATTGATTTGAGTTTCTACACCATCCGGCAAAAGATTTGTTGCTGAACTTTGATTATTGATCTGGTTCTGCACATCTACAATTTTTTGTAGTGCATTCTCTGCCAGATTGATTAAATTTGTGTAATCTCTTACACTTGATATATCAGGTTCCGGTATATCAGAGATTTCTGGTACTACTGGGACTGTGATTTCATCTGGTGTCGGTGGTGGATTAGCAAGTACCTGTGGTGTAACCTCTTCTTGTGCAGCCGGTGCCGGCTGTGGCTCAATTGGTGGCTCCCGATTGATGATTGGTGCATGGATATCTTGCAACGCTTCTGTAAGCTCTCTAGCAGCTGCTGTGGCTGCATCAATCTCATCAGTTGCATCAGTAATAGCAGATGTATCAAGCCCAGCATCCATAGTATGCTGCATTTGTTCCATTTCGCTAATCGCACTGGATACAGATGCCGTGATATTATCGAGAACTGAAGAAAAGTTATCTTGCAGTTCGATGCCGGTTCTAATACTTGCCATGGTTACTTCCCTTTCTTAGATTTTCGCTGGATTTCTTTTTCTTTGCGTTTATCGTTTTCTGCTTTGATATCAATGGCAGCTATAACAAATGCTTTTTCTGCTTCTTCCATAGCCAAAAACTGTGAGGGTAAAATGTGCAACTTGTGCAGACAATAGTAAGCATAAGTTGATTCTGCATCACCCTCATTTATCAGTTTTTTGCCTCATTCACTTTATCTTCTAAGGTTCTATTAAAGCCCTGGAACTTCTGCACCCAAACACAAAGATCCTGGTACTCACCGGCATCATCCACCAGGGCAAATAACAGATCTTCCGGAGTTTTTACACCATATGAATCCTGAAGCTCTGCATCATACAGATCAGGAAAAACAGTAGATGCAACAATCATCTGTGTAAGATACTTTGATGTGTTCAACTTTGGACGGTACACATTTGGTTTGCCAGTAACCTGGATATCCATAGTGCAGCTTTCACGCATCTGCTCATTCTGCTTAGATGAAATGTGCTTAAATTCCCACTGTAACGGCTTTCCATCCTCATCAGTCAACGAAACTGTTGGTGCATAAGATTCATTTAACTTGACTACCTTATTGGACTTCATAAATCTTGAAAACTTAGACATTTTTTTTACTACTCCCTTCTTCTAAAAAGATCCCTCACATATTCTCTATGTGAAGGATCTTGTGTTTTTTTTTATAGTTACTTATGCTGCAAATCCTGCTAACTCAGTAAAGCTTTCTGGAATGCTGAAGTTATCGAAGGTACCCTCGATAGACTCATCTAAGGACTCACCATCTGCATCTGCATCAAACTTAGACAATACACCACCATCTGTCAGACAATCGTAGAAGATAACTGTCTGTCGCTGTGCATCAGATGCTGGATCATCGTTAGTAATCTGGATCTCAAAGTATGTATCCACACCAGTATCCTTGAAATCTGCCAATAACTGGCGCATTACACTAGTATTGTAGTGCATGGTACCACTAAAAGTGCCTTCCATACCGTAAGACTTATGACCAACCATGACTGCACCAAGACGGGAAACCTTTCCCTTTGTCTTATCAATAGTAAACTCCACATCAATCATCTGCATGAAATTGTAGCGTCTACCATTGATTGTAACATAGCATTCAGCCAATCTTGCAGAAATGGCATCTTTTGCTTTCATTACTGTAATATTAGGCATAATATCACATTCCTTTCTTTAAATTCTTTAAGAAATTACCGTAGTCATATACAACTTACTCATTGCATTGACCACAGTAACAGCATCCTGAACGGCAACAGCTTTTTTGGTATCACCAGGACTTATAACTACATCGGAATCCTCAAAATCCTCAATTGCACGAATTGACTGAAGATCTTTATGATGTTTAACAATGTCCGACCACAACGAAACTCTACCAGTTGCATCATTTGGCACTGCGCCCAGGTACTTGTTGGCGAATAATACTGCAATGTCATTACCAATCTGGTCAATTACTCTAACAGTCTGATTATCCTTAAAAACATTCCCCTCTGTATCAGATACGCTAACTTTGGTATTGATATCATCAAGTACACGCGGAATACCGTTCACATTATGGAAAGTAAATTCACCTGCCTGAATTGCTTTAACCAGTTCGGACTGATTAAAATCCACATTCATGGTATATTCACCGTCATACTGCTTATTCTGTAAAGATTTATTTACAGCGCAACCAGCCTGCGCACCAGTTACCCAGTACACTAGGTCAGCCTTTGAAGTACTTCCAATGGCTTCATTTTTAACACTGATCACACCCATATAGTCTGCGGACTTATAATCATACAGCACCAACTGGAACTTAACACCGACATCATCACGCATACGCTTAACAAATGATGCAGCTAAGCCTTTTACAACGTTCTCAGTTGACACAATACCCATGGTATTGAAACGATAAGATTCAATCTTATCAAAATATCCCTGATATGCCTGTCCTGGAACCGTTCCAGTGCTTCCACCAGTTAATGGAGTAGACGCGGTAACTAAAAGGTTTGCATCCTTCTTGAAGGTCACATAATCATTATCTACCAAATTAGCAGCAGCGGAAACTGTCTGTAAATCTACTGCAACATTATCCATATAGGTATAACAATCGAACATAGACGAGTCATCCACATTTGCCTGGATAACAATTTTCAAGGCATTTCCGCGTACACCAGGATACTTTGCAGTAGCAAATGTACAAGCTGCCTTTTCACCGCCACTGTTAAGCTTATACGCATATAATGTCTTTGCATATCTGAAAAGATCACGTAAGCCCTTCATTTTCTCATGTGTGTATGGATACCCAAAGTACTTTGTACTGTTCTTCTGAAAGTCACCAACTGTAACCTCAAAAATTTCACCTTCTGCACCCCAATCCAGTTCTAATGGCATAGTTACAACACCCCTATCTGATAATGTTGCACTAGCTGATGCAGCGGATACAAAGTTGATATATGCACCCGGAAGCACCTTATTCTGGCTGATAAAAGAACCACCACCCAAAGCCATTATTCATCACCATTCCTTTCTTTATTTTCTGTGAAATCCTCAGAATCGAAAGTCTGAATCATTCTATCAACCTGACTAAAAGTATACTTCTGATTATCATCCAGAAGTGCATTAACCAGATCACGTCTACCAGCATATTTTTTACAGTTGATCAACTGTTCTTTTGAAAAAGCTGGTTCAGTAGTCGTCTGGACATTTACTACATCGTTTTTTTTCTGTGCCATTTCAACTATCTCCTTTCCTAACATTTTGCTTTAAATTCATACTTTCCATCAAATCAGAGTTTTCAACTTTTCTGATAAAAAACTCATAATCTACAAAAAAATTAAGCATCCCATCAACCAGTTCGGAATGCATGTTGTACCCATGAATCGGTTTTGAATCGCCATCGCAAGTGATCCATTCAATCACCCATGGAAGCTGATCCCCCATATTGGTGCATTCTTCCAAATAATTGGTTGATTTTGGAAAGTATTGAATCAGTATATGAGCCTGTTGAAAATATCTTTTTCCCAAGAAAAGGTTCATGGATGGATTGATAGATTGCACAAAAAAAGCCGGCTCTTGAAGCCCCTGTTTGATTTCTTCTTTGTAGATTTCATAAGTATCAGATTCCGCATTAAATTCTTTATTCAATGCTCTAACGATACCATTGATCAAGCCATTGATCATTTCATCAACCCTTCCATATATTTTTTGATTTTGCGTTCAAGGATCTGTGGGGCAACCGCCTGAAGTTCTTGCTCCGATATTGTCATCATGAACACACCCGGTACCCAGCCCTTGTGATTGGCTGTTCTATGTCCATATTCCACATACGATGCATATTCTACTGGGTTGATTATCTCAATACTATAAGTGTTACCTGCATGTGTAATTTCAAGTGAATCCACATATCCAGATGCAGATGCACGTTTTTCCCCAGTCCAACCTCTGCGAAGTGTACCACCTTTTTTCCCCGATCCTTTTGGATAATTTCCAACTGGTGTACGCTTGATTACCTTTGCAAGCAATCTTGCAGCCAGTTCTTTTGCACATGCTTCTGCAAAAGCATTTCGATTATCCAGAGATCTTAATTTTGCTTCAAAATCCTTCAGCTGTTGAAAATTAAGCTTTCCCACCCTTGCCATCATGCATACCTCTCAAAAAGATCAAGCATAATTTCTTGATGTGTGTCATACACAGCAGCTTTCCCACTATGCATATACACAGAAGTGATATCTGCTTGTTTTACTGTAATCTTTGCACCAGGCTTGATATTCAAATCTGGTGCAACAAACAACTTCACTGTTTGGGTAACGTGTGCAGCCGATGTTGTTTGATCTACAGTTGTTACATTTTCAAAAGATAAGTGGCAAGGTTGATCTTTTACAATAATTTTCTCACGCTGACTTATTGCCCCGTTTTTATCTTTTACCTTCACCCACTCAGATACATCTGCAACACCATCATAATGATATTTTTCAAAGGCTGTTTGCGCTGCCTTTCGCGCGATCTGAATGGTATCAGCTACCATTTTAACCCCCGGTGACACCTCAATTCATGCTTACCATAAGTGGTCAAATATCCAATGATTGCATTTAACTTTTGCTCATCTGTTTGAGATCCCTCACCGATTGCAAAAGTAGTTGTAGTATCACCAGTAGTAATCTGCTTAACTACAGTATCAAGATTAAGATTTTTTAAATCATTTGGGGCAAATGTTGATTTATATTGCAAAAATCGTCCAATAGTATAATCTGCAACAACATACTGTAATGATTTTGGTATATCATCTGGACATTTCAAAAAATTGCAATATGTGCAAACATACTGTGCAGCCTGATCCACTGCATAGTCCAGATGAATCTGATCTGTATCAGTAGTTGTGTAGCCAATGATGGCTAGTTTCATGTCTACTACTTTTCTTAATTCAGCTGTAGTCACAGTATCACCACCTATCCAATCTTGTGCTTGAATGCCACAATACGAATCTGCTTAGGCTCATAGACCATCTTCCAGTTCTTAGCATTTGCAAGCTCTGCTTCTGATGGGGTTTCGATATGCTCACGCACCAGATTCTGCCATGCAATACCGCGCGGATGCATGATAAAAGTCTTTCTGTTGATCAGATAATCAACACCGGATCCCTTTTTCTTATCTCGATCAAGCTCAGTCGCCTTAAATCCATTTGGATTTCCATTACCAAGTGCAACAGCACCCTGACCAAATAAATAAGTCGTGTATACTCCACCACTAGATGGACAACCATCATCTACAACAACTTTTCGTCCCTGATAGGTGTCAAACTCAACAGAATTTGAATCACGCTCTGTCTGGATTAAGTTCTGCTTCTTTAAGTATGCTTTTGTCGCACTATGCATGGCAACAGCAGTTAACTGACCCTGAGCATCACCAAGCAGCTGACAAGCATCAATAAAAGCGGATGCTGAGATCTTTGCAGCAGCACCATTTAATGCTGTAATATCAAGAATATGATCTTTTAATGGTGTCTGATAATCATGCTCTCCATCTGGATTCGCATCATAAGTACCAAATACACCGGATAAGATCTTAATCAGAATACGCTGATTTTCTCGCGCCCAATATCCTGCTACCAGATCTCCAATAGCTGCCATAGGATCTGCACCTGATAATGCAGCAGACAGATCTGTTGCGGACCACATATTCGCTTTGCGAATGGTGGTGGACACATCCTTGTTGCTGGTAATCTTCTTAGCGGTCAGATCAGCACCTTCAATTACGTCCTCGGATTCTCCAGTTAAGTCCTGGAAGAACGGCATCTGGTGAACCGGTGCTGCTTCAGATGCCAGTTCATCAAATTTTGCATTATTGACAATAATGCCTGACTGATACAATGCGGTCAGTTGCATTGTCTTATTAATTACATAAGGGTTAAAAAGTTCTGGTACAATTACGTCGGAAAGTGTCGTACCTGCCATAATAAATCATCCTTTCTTTTAGATATTTAATGTGATTCCAGCTGCACTTGCAAGTTGCTTTGCTTGTACTGGATCACTTCTCAGGATTCTTCCCTGTTCAGTAAGATTATAGGTTTCTTTCTTCCAAGGGTTAGTACTGCCAGGAGATCCTGCACCACCGGCAGACGGATCATAACCACCCTTTTCCTCAGTTTTGAAAAGGTGCGGTGAAGATGTTTTCAGTGGTTTCAACAGATCATCTACACCAATGGGCGCATTGTCTTTATCAAAAGTAAACTTATCCAGTCCACCCTGCTTATAAATCAAATAATCAGGATCAATGGCACCTGCTTCTTTCAACTTAGCCTTTAAAGCATAGCTCTTAGCTGTATTTACAGCTTCTGCCTGAAGAGTTTTAACCTGACTTTCGTAATCCTTCAGCTTCTTCTGGATCTCTTCATTGTTTTCAGCATCCTTCTTTAAGGATGCAATGGTATCCTCTGCTGCTTTTAATTTGGTAGACTTTTCGTTAAAATCTGTCTTTGGTACTGCATACTTTGGAAATTCTGTTTTCACTGTATTCATGATAGTTGTCACATCTAACTTACCATCAGTGATCTTCGCATCTTCTAAAATTTTCTGTAACCACTCCAACATGTCTTTCTTCCTTTCTCTTTTTATTCTGGTTTGTTCCAGTTCTCAAAGGTTTAGCCAGTTATTCACACGGCAGTGTTTTCTGTTGGTGAACAGTTTAATGCCATATTCAGGGCAAAAAGAAAGCACCCATTTCTAGGTGCTTTTAACATTTATTCACTTGTACGATCTTTGAAAAAATCAGCCCAACTCGGATTTTCTTTATCAAAAATTTCTTTTTGATCAGGTGTCAACTTATAAGGATAATCAGCAAACATGTTAAATTCTTGCTTTTTATCAAAACTAAAAATCCACAGTCCTACTTCATCCGGAGTATCTTTCCACCAGATCTGATCTGTATCATCATTCTTGTACCAAAGATCATTTAATATCACCAGTTACCCCTTTCTTCTGTTTTTCAACAGCTGTATTGATGTATCCTAAGATTTTTGCAAATTCATCATTATCTGCAAATGAATCCGCATCCATTAAAACAATTGACTTTTCCCACACCATTCCAAATGATCTATCTACTGTCTTTCTACATCCAAACCGCTCATGAAGTGTTTTCGCCATAGATCCATATCTATTAAAAGGCATCCAACCGTTCTGAAGTCGTGATTGAAGTTCCAAGTACTGATAATCTTCATCAACTTTTCTTACAATAGCTGCATGTCTGCCTGTCGCAAGATAATATTCTTTACCAGGTTCAAGATTTTTCAATACCTCAATGGTACCCTGGATTTCTTTTTTCACAGTTGTGATAGATCCTTTTACACCTGGTAATTCCATTATTTTCCTGATATTGCTATTTCTGGAAAATACGCATTGACTGCTACCACCTCTGAAATCAAGAACATCCAAACCTTGCTTATTTCCAATATAAGCAAATGCCAATGATGAACAAGATCCGTCTGTTTTATCGCCACCAGCAAGTCTTTCAATAATTTCATCGGATGATGGCACTTTGGAAAGCTTTTGAACCTCTCGATACTCTACATGGCTTTGCTCACAAGCATCTTGTAGATATTTCATTGCTTCACTGGGTTCTTTTTTGATTGTATCATCTGTTTTCACTTCCTGCAAGTCTGATTTATCGCCATCCACAAAGGCTTTTTCCCAATCCGCATATTTCATATCAGATGGTACATAGTAGGTTTTTCCCTCTGCACTTCTGGCAGCTCGTTCCCCTACGTCAAACTCATCATCAAAGTGTGGTATAGTAGTTGTTCTGCACCATGGATGAAACGGTGGGGCGGTAACTCCCACTTTCCACTCTGACATTTTGAAAACTTTACCGTCCATAGAACGGCAGATCTGTGAAGTTTTGTTATCCAGTGTAGCAACTATTTCATATTGCTCCACATCCAACTCTTTAAAGCAATCTTGCTGTCCGGCAGAGGAAAAGAAAGCTTCTTCAGTCATCACCAGCTTTCCTGCACTACTTTTTGATACACCCAGCCGTTTTGATAATTTATTGATTGCTTTCTGCGGATCTTCACCCAGAATAATATTTTGGGTAAGAGTACTATCCATTTCTGCCAGCAGCTTTTGCTTATCTTTCCAGATTCGATCTGAAAAATTAGAGCCATCAACAGCCCACGGTTTGTTGATCACCTTATTGATAGTTTTGGTGTCCAATGTGGAAAAATTCCACCCAACACCGATACCTTTTTGAATTTCAAAAGCTGTGTGATAATACCCATTTGTGTAGATATCTGACATAGTACGATCAAAAATATCTTTCTGCCCACCAAACAACACTTCAATGTCTTGTTGGCATTGCAGCTTTAAAGCTTCCAAGCGGTTGATATGGTATCTGGCTGATGCATTTTCCAATTGCTTTATCCAGGCACCGTTTAGTGCGTTTTCTTTACCATACCGGATATACTCTTGTACATCCCAGTTAAACTCATCTAGCTCTTTACCTTTTAGAAGCTTCTGCGCATCTTGAAGAGTAATGTGGTTGTTATCTGCAAATCTCTGATACCACACTGCTATCTTTTGTTCAATCGCTTTTTCAGCTGTTCGATATTTTTGATCAATCTCAGAAAAAGCAGCTGCACCCCGATTATGCTGCGATTGCTCCAAAAGGTTGAAACGCTTTAACCAGTAATCGGCTGACTTCACTTCTCATCCTTCTGATCAGTATCATCAGGATCCGGGGTATTATCCTGTTGCAGTTTCTGATTTCCAAATGGATCATACTGTTGTTCAAGTTCTGCCTGAGCTGCTGCCTTTTCTTCTTTCAGTTTATCAAGTTCATCCTGAGCATTATCAACCCATGGGTGATTTCTTACTATCGTTTCCTGGCTGATGATTCCAGTTGACCCTTGTGCAATCTGTGCCATTTCCTGATCATTCTGAACCATGGTTCTAGTCCAGGTTTGCAGCACCACATCATCTTTGATGGGGATATTCTGCACCCGGCACACACATCTGATAAATCTTCCAAACGATGGTCTAAACTCTGTCTCCATCAATCCAGCTTTCAGTTCCAAAAGTGAGTATAAAAACTTCAAGGCAACTCCGGAAGAATTTCCGAAGTTCTGAGGATCTGGATCAATACCCATGCCCTGCTCAAAGATACATTTTCTGGTGATGCTTAACAGCTTTTCCCTGGCTTCAACCGGAAGATCAATGGTTAATGTAGATACTCCTGATTTATCACCTTCACCATCATTTTCAACCTTAATGGCTTTATAATACTTTAGATCTGATAGAAACTCATTCAGGTTCGCACCGCCATAATTGGTCAGAACAAAGATAACTTCCTGAATGTCTTCCAGATCATTCACAAACCCACTGAACACCTTGCAGTACACATCAATCAGGGGTTTGATGTTCTTCAGATCATCCGTGTGAACATTGTTGTTGTCAAATGCGAAGAATGGTACTTCACCCATTCCGTGCTGATAAGTATTAGTTGGGACTGCTTGTCCAGCTTCCATCAGAATAAAATTGCAGTAGGGTTCTAATCCATCCATGATTGTCCTTCCTGCTGGAACCCGATACATTGCACATTCCTTATCATTCCATAATTCATACACATCAAATTCGTCACATGTATCATCAATATCATGATAAATGCGAAGAACACCAAGCAGCTTCCGGTTAAGGGACTTCGACCAGATGGGTTGAATCTGCTCAGATGGTACAACTGCATAGTGCAGCGCCCCATCATTTGCAGATTTCCACACATGAATCCATCCAACCTTCTTGTTGGACGCTTCCACGCACAAATCCTTGCAGACCTTTGGATACTTGTCCCCCAGAAAAGCATTCAATTTTTTATTTGCCGCATCTGATCCAATGTCCATTGTTGGCGGTGCTGTAAACATGTATGCTGCTTTCTGGTTGACAAGCAGTCCATGAAAATTGAATGGTATTCTGTTATCAGCGTTTCGCATCGGAGAAACTACTTCCCTTGTAACAAGCTCCCCATCTGCATCCATTTCTGTCTGTTCTTTTGCCTTTTTAGGTAGAAACATAATATCTGTTTCATTCTTATAATATCTTTCAGCCGTCAAAGCCTGAGTTCGATATACGGCATGTACATCTGCATAGTTATTGATGACTTTTCTTACATTTTCTAAATCCATATAATCACCTATTTCATGACAGATAAGCCGGACGGCTTTCTGATAATTGTATAAACAAAGTATCTAATAGAATCCATTGCATGATCAAATACTTTAAGTGGCTTATCTTCTCCCTTCTCAGATGCTTTTGCATCCCAGACGTAAGAAGCAAATTCCTTTAGTGTCATTGTACAGTCTGAACTGAATTTGATTGAACAGTTCATCAAGAGTGATGCCAGGAAACGTATACCATCAAGTACATCATTCTTTGCTTTCTTAACACTGTACCCTCGTTTTTTCAGTTCTGCAATAAAAGAAGCGGCAGAGGGATCCACCACAATTTTTTGTGGTTTAATACCATCTAGCCACTTCTCTAAGTCGTTTGCATATTCTGTATTGGTTTTCTGTTCTGCTGCATCACGGCCAGAATAGTAATACTCACGGATACAGTACCAGATCCCGTCCATTCCCTGTCCCCACAAATGAAACGCGGTTGCATTCTGGGTTCCATAGTCGCAAGATACATAGTAACTTGCTGGATGAATAGCCGGTATATCTTTTGGATCCACGACATGCTTTTCTGGATCAAACATATCATAGATCAAACCCTCTGCCATTACCCATAAGCCCAGTATATAGCGCTTGTAGAACACACCCGTGTACATGTTGCGGTATCTTTCCTTGATACGTTCTGCAAGTGACGGGTTATCATCCATGGTAAAGTGCAGATGCAGCAGATTCTTTTCTGTGATCTTATCCAACCAGTTAATTTTGAACCAGTGATAAGGACCGCCAGGATTACAGTTAAACCAGAACTTGCTGCCATCAACAGAGCAGCGGCCGGTTGCCTGGTTAACAAATGATTCAGGCATCAGGGCGACTTCATCGAAGAAAGCACCAGCTGCTGTGATACCCTGGACAAGATCTTGCGAAGCTTCATCCTTGCCACCAAACACATAGTATGTGTTGGTTTTGCCATTCTTGCTGATAGTCAAAAAGTTTTCAGATCTGTGATCTTCAATTCTGTATCCCAAAGATGCCATCATCTTTTTTAATGGGGTAATGACGTTACGTCTGCAAGATCCGACTGTCTTACCGGCAATAATGAAATTTTCATCGTCAAAATTTTCCATTGACCAGGTAACATAAGACATTGACATACACATTGTCTTGCCTGATCTGATTGCACCATCTGCAATGATGCCGTCTTTGTCCCGGATTTTTTCAGCCAGCCACCATGTCTGCACCTGAAGCTGCTTCCTGGAAGGTGGAATAAATTTAAACGGTTTCGCTTTCTTCTTCCGCATTATCCCATGCCTTATCTACCAGGGCTTTCAATGCATCCACATAGGATGTATCAGTTTCTTCTGGTTCATCTGGTGCTGACTTCATCTTTAGAGCAGCAATCCGGGCTTTCTGCTCATCGGTTGCCAGATCCATGTGATCAGCAAGCCAATCAAGTGCACGCATCCGATCAGCAAGTTTAATGCTTGCCCCGTTTCGTCCGTTCTTGATCTCACTGATCAATGTTCCATCAACATCTTTTGATTCCTTGAACCGCACTGTGTTGATCTTCTGTGTCAGGGGCTTCTTTTCTCCTGTTTCTGGATCCTTGATTTCTACCACACCATACGGTCCAATGACATACTCTTCATCCTGACCAAACTCCACAAAGTCTGTAACGTCTGCAAACGCAATGTCCATGTACTTCTGGAAGATGTCGGACTCATCAAGCAGCTCCCGATTCAATCGGGACTGCTTCAAGCGTTGAATCTCTGTTTTTATAGCAACAACTCGCAACAGTTCAAAACCGTGTGCCTTTGCTGTAAAATAATCACATTGATAAGCTTTCTGATAAGCTTTAGTCGCACTGAAGCAGCGCACATAGTAAAGACAGAAAAGCCGCTGCTTTTCCGTCAGATTTACGTTCTCGTTTACAGACTCTATATCATCTTTAAGAATGCTCTTTTTGTTTTGCGAACGCTCGTTATTTTTTACCGAACGTTCACTATCTTCCCACTTATACGTGCTTTTCCATCTTCGCACGGTTCCGGCTGGCACATTTAACTGTGCAGCAATGTCTTTTAGAAGGACCCCTTGCCTGTATAGGTTCAGGGCTACTTCTGCTTTTGCGTTCTTCGCTCTGGGCAAGTGATTCACCTTCTTTCTGTCAGCATACAAAAAGTCCCTGAAGGTAGGAGATTTTAGCACCCTTCAGGGACAACTGACTGTCATTCTTTGATTTTCTTTCACGATAGCATTATATCACGGCTTAATGTATGATTGTGTATGAACTTTATCAAATTCCTGCAAAGCCTGTCCGTGTAACGTTCTCACATACGTGTACGTATAATTCATTTCAACCGCAATGACTTCTAATCGTTTGTATTCAATATAGCGCTTGTATAGCAGCTTAACATAATTGATATCCTTTAAGCTCTGGATCTCATTGATGATTTTATTCTTCAGATCAACAAATTCATCAATCTGTTTATTTAAATCGTTTTCAAGGTCAATGTATTTAATCACGATTTCACTAATCGCATCACCTGATACAGATGTCTGAATTTTATCTTTTGAATAGTCAATACCCTTGCCTGCAACTGCCATTTGTCTCAGATCATCAATCTGCTTGTTTCGCTGATCAATCTTTTCATCAAGTAATTCAACCTGCTTCAAATAGTCCTTAGCTTTCATATAAAACTTTTACCCTTCCTTTCTTTTTTCCGGTTACGGGTTACGGGTT